TGCGGAGCATATTGCGATCCAGCCATAGGCGTTCCGTATATGCTTGACAAGAAACCACCCAGTTGCTGGTAGGGCAATTGCTGTTGGTATTGGTATCGAGAGATCGCTTCTTGTAGCGGTTGAGCCGCAATCGCTTCCCGAGCAGCGCCCACTTGACCAAGCTGCTGAGAAGGCAAGAACTGTTGACCGTAAATCTGCGGGGCAGCCTGAGAAGATGTAATCTGTCCAAGTAAGGCTTGCTGTTGCAGGCCGCGCTCCCTTGCGTAATCCTGTGCAGCCATAGTAGAAGAAACATCGCCAATCGCCCTAGCCGTAGATTCCGCAGCAGTACCCAAGGTTCTTTCCATGGCTCCAGAGCCATAACGCCCAGCGCGGGAGAACATACTTGAGATGCCAGGAAGCGTCACATTCTCATACTGTTGCATGATCGGGCGTGTAGCAGCTTGGATGGCCGCTTGCTGGAATGGATTGGAACCTAAGAACCCGCCTCCAGAAGTAAACGACAAACCACCTAAACCCTGCCCATAAGCCTGGGAAGCCATTTCTAACGCTCCCGCAGGCTGTCTTGCAATAGCCTCTTGCGTTGCCAAAGCATCTAGCGTTTGCTGGCTCGGGGAAACATACATTTGCCCTGGGTAGAGACTAGGAGCCTGTTGCAGAAACAACTGCTCCGCTCCTCTAAGACCAAGTTCCAAATATGGCCGCAGAGTAGGATCAATTGCAGAAGTACCGCCACCTCCCGCAGATCGGATTTCAGGCAATGCCGCTGGATTAAGCGGGTTGGGCATTAAACCAAAAGATTGTTGTGCTGTTGGTTGCTGTGTTTGCAATCCTGTAATTCCTGTTCCTACGGCTCTTTGTAACCCTGGACCTGGTTGTTTTGTAAAACCATTAAAGTTAATAATTGCAGGAGCAAACACATCTTGAATATCTGCTGGCAACGCCGCTGGATTAAGCGGGTTAGGCATCAGACTAGATTGCGTTGTAAGGGTGCCTGTAGTCGGCATGATCGGGTTTGTAGCCATGTCTTGCCCCTGCGGAATACCGCCAAAAGGATTAAAAAAGGTTGGTTGTTGCGTAATTGTAGGCGCTACCTGCGGCCCCGTGGAAGCCGTAGGAGCAGGAGTTACTGGGGTAGCCTGTGGAGTTGTGGTTACTTGTGTAGTCGGTTGCGTAGCTGGCTGCGTAACTGGCTGTGCCGCTGGTTGTGCGGTTGGTTGTTGGGGGGTGAGTTGCGCCTTGGTAATGTCTGGGAAAGTGACATCTGTAGGAGACTTTAGAAAGGTCAACTCTTGGTTTTGCGGCCTGAGTGCTTGCAAAGCCTGGGGGTCAAACTGCGGCGTATAAAGTTGTTGGATAAGGGCTTCACGCTCTTGTGTAGATGCTGTCGGGTTCTGACGATCCCAGTTCTCCAAAAACTTAGTACGCGTGTTTAACTGTTGCGTAAACTCATCCTCAAACCTTCCAGTAATGTCACGCTCTTGCCGCAATGTGTTTTGGTAAACCCTTTCACCCTGCTTCTCTAATGGCTGAATATACTGCTCGCGGTATAAGTTCATTGCCAAAAATGGCAGATTCTGCTGCTCCGCAAACACAGGGAAAGTCTGCTCTGCTTCTTGCAAGGTATTCTGCGAAAGCATCTGCAAGTTTGCGATCTGCTCCCGTTGCATTTGTTGCGCTTCGTTCAACATCTGCTGAGTCACAGGGTCTGCAAACTGAGCGCCACCGTAGGCTTCTCTATTGCTTCGCTGTAATTCTTGCGGAGTCATGCCGTACATATTCCGCACAAACGCATCCAGAGACATACCTTGCAACGATGCCGCTTGATTAGACAGTTGGCTTGCGCGTTCTACATAGGGCGTTAAGAACTGCTGTTTTTGCTGGGCAATATAAGAGTTTACGAAATCACCTTCACCCGCATACGCCTGCGCCACACGATCCGCGAAAGCCTGTTGCTCCGCGTAAATTGGAGCAAGCGTTTCTTGCAACCTCGGGTTGTATACCTGCGACCAAAGGTTACTTCTGAAGTCTGGACGTAGTTCTGCCATTTTTTATCCGATAAGAATGTAAGCGTATGTCTTGTTTGCCGTATCGTTGGAGAAGTGACTTATCACCGCCTCTCCTTTGGACTGCGATGACACGTAAATGTTGCTGAAAGCATACGGAGCAATGAATTGAACGGTCACAAAAGCGGTAGGTGTTGCGGGAATCGCAGGAGTTACCCCAGCAGATGCAGCTACCGCAGCAAAATGCTCTAACGACACTCCTATGTCTGACGGTCTCCATGCTAACTGTATGTAATCCCCAGCAGCTAAATCAAAAAACACCATTGTTGCCGCAATTGATTGCGAATCAGAACCCGTAGACTTTCTTGGCTTAATACCAAACTTACTATTACTCGCAGCAACATTACTTCCGTTCTTTTTAAACCAGATGTCTACACTCTGAACATCGTTTGTAGAGTTGACCAACTGGATAGAGAACTGAATTGCGTACTTTCCAGAATTGCGAAAGTTGATCCTGTTGCCATTGCTCAGATAGACATTGTTTGCCATATCTGTTGTGTTTAAGCCAAGAATGTTTTCTACACCAATCGTGGTCGCAGCTTGATCTGTATCGTCTGAAAATTGAGCATACGGAGCCGCATCATTTTCAGCAGCATCAGAGAACGGAATCAGGATTATTTTTGTATCTACAGAAATGCGCTCGTCATACAGGGTAGTGGTAGTCACATTCCCTGTATTAAGCGTAATCAGCCCCGTGTTGTTGGTCTTGCCATCCAGTACGAGGTTGAGGATCTCCGCAACTGCTCGAGGATCACCGCCGAACGGAGGCAAGCGACGAAACTGCATTATCGACTACCTGCTGGTTGTACCTGTGCCTCTACACCGATTGCTGTAGTCCAAATTCCTGTTGGCTGTACTTGTATCCTGTGATATCTACCTAAAGACCGGAAGCCCGCACGGTTCTCAACGCTTGCCGCGCTAGATGCGCCAAAGGTCACTGCCTGCGACAGATTGTTTCTTGAGGCAATCGCCATCGTTGCGGAACCAGAATCTATAAGAGGCTTAAGTAGCGTAATCATGCTATTTTGCTCGTCCAAAGAAATGTCTGGCGTGGTTATCGTAGCTTCTTTGCTTTGGCCGGAAAAGTTTATGATCTTTGCGCCGCGCACCCCAGACAACAACAACTTTCCACCTAACCATTGCCTGTCATCCAAAGAAACAATAAGCGCATCTAAAGACGCAGAGAAACTGTCTAACCCTTCTAAAGTAGTCCCAGGGGTAAAAATATCCGAAATTCTATTTGCATCTGTGTCTGCGTATGACCATCGTTTTGTTGGCACATGGTATATCAACAACCTATAACCTTCGTCTGTAGGATATCCCCAAAGAATTAACGCCCTAAACGGGTCTACCGCAGTAGACATTTCAGAGATCACTTCTTCTCTAACAGAGTCCCAGAAGAATCGGTTTACTTTTTCTGCGCCTATTGGCTCAACCTGCTGACCATTACAAGAGTAAAAACCATCGTCGGCAAGAAAGTAAGTTATGCCGTTCCATTGCGCTACAGAGTTAGACTCATAGCACCCTAAGTTTTTAGAGATGTTGTCAAACTGAAATATGAACGGGGTTCCGACATAACTCATCCGCACAATGGAACGCTCTAACAGAACTAGACCAAATTCCCCGCCAGTCAACCCCCTGATCTGCCCACCATCAGGAATCCGCTGAAAGTCCGATTGTGTGACTGCGCTAGAAGACCAAGTGGTCGGGTTGTTTATGCCTGACCAGCGAACCTCGTCAGATGCGGATGTAGTGTTCCCCACCACAACAAAGTCACGGACTACCGTAATTAGCTTTGCGGTTGGCGCACTAGCGTCTAAATCCTGGAAATCGCCAGTAGTAGTCAGGTCGTAATACTGGAGTTTGTCTTTATTGTTACTTGCAATAAAATAGTCACCGAAACGAACGAACCGCCACTTATCCGTAGAGGTATAAGTCGTTCCAGAAACATCATCGAGGTCATTGTTCGTGCTGTTGAATAACCACAGCTTTGTGGCACTACCTGCAAATAGCCGAACAACCCCAGCATTATCTTTGTCCGCAGAAACGCTATTTAAGTCTTCCGTTGCGGCATTGGAGTAATCCTGCTCAGACGGAAACGGCCCATAGCCCACAGCCTTTGGATAGACATTTTGAGCATTTGTGAGCGCACCTATAACCCCTGGCTGGTCAGGTAACCACTCACCAAAATTTACCCTAGTCGTTGCCATGAATTATTCCCAGAAGTCTGTGTTGTCCAAGATGTGCTTGAGTCTGCCACCGCAGTCCATGTGTTCGCCACATCTGGAATTATCGTCCAAGTATTACTCTCTACACTAGCGGCAGTCCAAGTATTTGCCTCATCTGGTACATCACTCCACTCCTCGCCAAACCTGTATAGCGAGGCAGTAACCAGTCCAGATCCTGTAATCGCGCATACCGCACTAAATGTCGCATTAGCGATGCAACTTACAGACCCAGATGCAGCAATACTCGGTTTAATCGCAAATGTCGCGTTTGCAGCACAAACAATATTTCCGTTGGCAACAATGTCACCAGCGGTAGTCCTTAGTCTTGTCCCATCTGCTGAGACTGTACCCGCAGCGGATATGTCTCCAGATACCTCTTTTACTTTTGCAACAGACGCGGTTAGATCACCGTCTGCTGTTATATCACCTGCAACAAATCTTTGTCGCGCAACTCTACAAACAACAAGTCCGCTTCCAACTATAAGCCCTTCGGCCTCCTGTATGGACTTGGTATCCCCTTCGGCATACCCATAGTCCCAATAACCAAAGTCAACATAGTTTGGGAACATTTTTTAGAATGTATGCCATTGGGTTGTCGTACTAGCAAATAATTCAATCGTTGATCCAGCAGCAAGTGAATAAGATGCATTTGTTCCAAGA